GTCTCCATCATCACCTTGGGTTGTTTCAGAATTGAGAGGTAATAAAGTTTACAACTTATTTAAATTCACAACTATTTCGGATGGTAACTCGGCGAATAGTGAAGTTAAAATTTCAATAGCTAACATTTCATTCAACAATGGTACATTTGACGTTTTAGTTAGAGACTTCTTTGATTCTGATTCAAATCCACAAGTTATTGAGAAATTTACTAATTGTAGTATGGACCCATCAGATAATTCGTTTATTGCTAAAAAAATAGGAACTAAAGATGGTGAATACGCTTTGAATTCTAAATTTATAATGATTGAAATCAATGAGGATGCTCCGATTGATGCATTACCTTGTGGATTCTTGGGTTATACAATGAGAAGTTATGGTGATTCAGTTAATCCTCCATTCCCTGTTTACAAAACAAAATACGATTATCCTGGTGAGATAGTATATGACCCACCATTTGGATTGGCAACCGGAGGAAATGATTCTGTTGCAAGTCCTGGTGATAATGTTAGAAGAACCTATTTGGGTATTTCAGATACTGTCGGTATTGATGTTGATTTTTACCAATATAAAGGTAAGCAATTACCGGTATTCTCGGTTTGTAACTCGGTATCGGCCTCTGATTGGGATTATCAAACTAAAGGTTTCCATATGGACGTTAATGCGACAGGTATTACTATTGCAAATGGTTACACAACCTCAGGTTCTGCGGCATTTGATGTAGGTTCGGCACCATTTACTTCTGACCCAGACGAAGAGACAAATCCATATTACAGAATTTATGCACGTAAGTTTACTTTCTTATGTCAGGGAGGATTTGATGGATGGGATATCTATAGAGAGTATAGAACTAATAGTGACAGATTCATCTTGGGTAGAAGTGGGTATCTAAAGGGAGCATGTGCGGATACTAGATATCCAAACGCAACTGGATGGGGAGCATTTAAACAAATAACAGTTGGAGATAACACTGTTGATTGGGCAAACACTGACTACTACGCTTACTTGTTGGGTCAGAGAACATTCTCTAATCCTGAATCGGTAAACATAAATGTGTTTGTAACACCTGGTGTTGATTATGTTAATCATTCTAATTTAGTTGAATCAGCTATCGAAATGGTTGAATTTGACAGAGCGGATTCATTGTACATAACCACCACCCCTGATTACAATATGTTTGTACCACAACTTGGTGATTCTCAGGATTTAATTTATCCTCAGGAAGCTGTCGATAACTTAGAAACCGCAGGAATAGATTCTAACTACACTTGTACTTATTATCCTTGGGTTCTTACTAGAGATACTGTAAACAATACTCAGATTTACATTCCACCAACCGCTGAGGTTACAAGAAACTTGGCGTTGACGGATAACATCGCATTCCCATGGTTTGCGGCGGCTGGTTACACTCGTGGTATTGTAAATGCTATTAAGGCTCGTAAGAAACTGACTCAAGAAGATAGAGATACACTTTATCAGGGTAGACTTAACCCAATTGCCACTTTCTCTGATGTTGGTACTGTAATTTGGGGTAACAAAACCTTACAAGTTAGACAATCCGCATTAGATAGAATTAACGTAAGAAGATTGTTATTACAAGCTCGTAAGTTAATTTCAGCGGTTTCTGTAAGATTGTTGTTTGAACAAAACGACCAAAAAGTAAGACAAGACTTTTTGGATGCGGTTAACCCAATCTTGGATGCAATTAGAAGAGACAGAGGTTTATACGATTTCCGTGTAACAGTGTCATCAGATGCTGCTGACTTAGATAGAAACCAAATGACTGGTAAAATTTACATTAAACCAACGAAGGCGTTAGAATTTATTGACATTACATTCTACATAACCCCTACAGGTGCGTCGTTCGAAAATATCTAAACATTAATATAAGACAGGCCGGCAAAAGTCGGTCTGTCTTTATATTTATAAAAGTATGAATTTTAAAAGAATATCCGAAGGTGTGTTAGAATCAGGTAGTCCTGATATGAAATATTATGCGTTTGACTGGGATGATAATATATTAATCATGCCAACAAAAATAATATTAAAAGATAGAAAAGATAAGGAAGTTGGGATGTCTACAGAAGATTTTGCGGAACACCGTATGGATATTGGTAAGGAACCGTTTGATTACAATGGTTATGAAATAGTTGGTTTTGCTGAAAATCCTTTTAGATTTTTTGGTGTGGAAGGGGACAAACAATTTATAATTGATTCTTTACTCGGAAAACCGGGACCTGCTTGGGGTGATTTTGTGGAGGCAATTAACAATGGTTCCATTTTTTCTATAGTAACCGCAAGAGGACATACTCCGAGTGTCATGAAAGAATCGGTTTATAATATGATAATTTCTAACCACATGGGTATTGATTCTAATGAACTTATAAAGAATTTAGAAAAATATAGAGAACTCGAAGGTTTAGGAGATTCGTCAAAAAAAGACATGATTAGGGAGTATTTAAACATGTGTAGATTTTATCCTGTTACATATGGAAAAGGAAGTGCTGTTAGTCCCGAGGAGGGTAAAATAAAAGCTCTTAATGAATTTGTAAGTTACGTTAAAAGAATTTCAAAACACCTACAGAAAAAGGCTTATTTCAAAAATGTAGTAACTAATAATTTTTTACCTACTATAGGATTTTCAGATGATGATTTAAGAAATTTAGAAAAAGTTAAGAGTCATTTTGAAAACAAACCAGATAATATTATTAAAACAATATCAACTGCAGGAGGAGTAAAAAAACCTTATTAAATTTTACTAGTGATATTAATATGTAATTTATCGTTAAAAAAGTAAAAGTAAATAGAAAAAAATATTTCAACATATTTATAATATATAAAAAGAATAAAAATTTAAAAAAAATAATACGATGGCTGATTTACTAATGAAAATGCCCATACCCTATGAACCAAAAAGAAGTAATAGGTTTATTATGAGGTTTCCGTCAACATTGGGTATAAATGAATGGTTTGTTGAGACCGCCAAGAGGCCGTCTATTAAAATTAATTCAGTACCAATCCCGTTTTTAAATACGTCAACTTATGTTGCGGGTAGATTTGAATGGCAAGAAATAAGTGTTACATTTAGAGACCCAATTGGACCATCAGCGTCACAGGCTTTAATGGAGTGGGTTCGTTTATGTGCAGAATCCGTAACAGGACGTATGGGTTATGCTGCGGGTTATAAGAAAAACGTAGATTTGGAGATGTTGGACCCAACAGGAGTTGTGGTTGAAAAATGGATTTTAGAAGGATGTTTTATAACAAGCGCCGATTTTGGAAGCTTAGGTTATAGCGAAGAAAAAATCGCAACTATAACCACTAGTTTAAGAATGGACCGTTGTATTTTGGTATATTAAACTAAATCTTTACAATATTATATAAATCCCATATTATTAATATGGGATTTTTTGTTTTTTATGGAGAATACAACAGGTTTTACATGTAATAGTTGTGGTAAAGTTTTCAAAACGGAAGAAGAATTTCTTAACCGTCATAATAAAAATATAAAAAAAGAGTCCCAAAATCAATCAACAGAAAACAAAAAAAATTAGTACAATGGATGCATCATTGATGAACGCTGCTACCGAGGGATTTAATTTACCTCACGATATTGTTTCTTTACCAACAGGTGGAATTTTTTACAAATCTAAGAAAAAGTCTGTAAAAGTTGGGTATTTAACAGCGGCTGATGAAAATTTCCTATTATCGGGATTATCAAACAAAGAAAGTATTGTTATGTCTTTATTACGCAACAAAATTTATGAACATGATTTGAGACCTGAGGAATTACTGGATGAGGATATCCAAGCTATTCTTTTGTTTTTAAGAAACACTGCATTTGGTCCAGAATATTCAGTTAGATTGGAAGACCCCAAAACAGGAAAATTGTTTGAAAAAACTTTGGTATTAGATGAATTAAAAATTACACAACCTGATAACAAACCAACTGATGAGGGAACATTTTCAGTGGAATTACCCAAAACAGGTTCAAAAGTAAAATTGAAACCACTTAGTTTTGGTGAAATTTTGGAAATTGATAGAATAATTGAGAATTATCCACAAGGTAGAGTTGCTCCAAAGGTAACTTTGAAACTCCAAAGACAAATTGTTGAAATAAATGGTGACAGTGATAAAGGTACAATTGCATTGTTTGTTGAACAACTACCAATTGCTGATTCAAAATTTGTTAGAAATTTTTTAAAAGACAACATTCCTTCATTGGACTTAACAAAAAAAGTAATAGCCCCGTCAGGAGAAGAAACGAATGTTGACATCGTTTTTGGGGTGGAATTTTTTCGGCCTTTCTTCTAATCATGGACAATACTTAGCTAACGAATATCTTATTTTAGGTAAGAATATAGGGACATCTTATTCAGATTTTCTTGTAATGCCTACTTATTTCAGAAAATATTTACTTCGTAAATTGAACGAGATTAATAATCCTAATTCTTAATATAACTGTATTTATTATAATACGGTAACAAATGTTTGACGAAATTAATAACGCGGATAATAAAAAATTGAATGAAACCACGGTAGAGTCTGCCGACGCGTTTTTCAAAACCTTTGGGGATAAATTAAATGCTGCGTTTAGCAGTATGATAGATGTTAGTTTTCCCACCCTAATAAAGGAAATTCAAAGATTAGATGTAGAAGCCACAAAAGTAACAGCATTATTTGGACAAGGACGAGAAAACATTCAACAAATAAAAGCAGCAATGGCTGATGCCTCAGCTGAGGTTTTGGGTTTAGGAGGTTCTTATGAGGATGTTACAAAAATACAAATGGCGGCCGCTAAAGATTTACAAAGAAATGTAATTTTAGGAGGAGATGTTTACAAAGATATTTATGCCGCAACTCAAGTAACCGCACAAGGTGCCGAAAAGTTATTACCCGCATTTAAAAATGTAGGGGTTTCGGCATATGGGGTTGCCGATGGGATGCAAAAAATAGTTAACGTAGCAAGAGAACAAGGATTAAGTGTACAGGCTGTTAGTGAACAAGCGGTGACCAACATGGAATCCATGAACAAGTACAATTTTCAAGGAGGTGTGGACGGGTTGGCAAAAATGGCGGCACAAGCTTCTAGTATGAGGATTGATATGAAAACGACTTTGAATTTTGCTGAGGGTTTATATAATCCTGAGAAGGCAATTGAAATGTCATCGGCGTTACAAAGACTAGGTGTCACTCAATCAGATTTATTAGACCCACTACGTTTAATGGATTTATCATTAAATGACCCAACCGAACTACAAAATCAACTTGTACAGATGACTGAGCAATTTGTACAGTTAAATGAAAAAGGTCAATTTGAGATAGCTCCACAAGGAAAATTACAACTGAGGGAAATCTCAAAAGCTACTGGATTAGCCTACGAAGAGTTGACTAAAATGGCAATGGGTTCGGCTGAATTAGAGGATAAAATGAGGAAAATTAAATTTCCTGATTTTATGTCAGAAGAACAACAAAAAATGGTTGCTAATTTGGCGGAAATGAAAGACGGACAATACGTTATTACAGTTGATGGTCAAACAAAACCAATTGCCGAGGCTTTGGAAGGTATTAATAATCAAGAACAATTAGATGAACTTATAGGTAAATCGGAACCCAAGACGATGGAAGATTTGGCGTTTGAACAATTAGATATGCAAAAAAGTATGGCGGCTAGTCTTAAAAAATTAGAAGGTAGGGCCGCTAGAGGTATTGCTAGTACCAAGTTAACAGATGATTTAATAAATGTGTCAACCAAAACCGCAAGAGCTGGAACTGATATTTTAACATCAGGAGGAGCTTTAGGTACTGCCGAAATACGTGGTTTAGTTGATAATTTGTCAGGACCTCTTAAAGACATGTTCGGTAAGATGCAAGAGGGTAATTTTGATTTTTCATTAGAGGGAGATAAATTTTTGACTGCAATCGGGGATGCTGTAAAAAATCAAGAAGGTATTATCGGAGGAAATGTAGAAACATTCAAAAAATTCATGTCCCAGTACGGTATGGGAATGTCTGAAG